AAGTCCGAAACAAGTTAAAACTGTTTCTAACGACGGAATGGAAAGAGAAGAATGCGATATGGTAACCGGTGAGTGTTACGTAATCAGATCAAAAGATGGGATTGTTGAAAGAATAAATAAAAAATACATTACCGAAGACGGTAGACAATTATTACAAGACTAAAGCTATGTTAGAACAAAAATTATTAGAAGAACTTAATCGTCACAAGGCTATTAACAAATATGCCACTAAAATGATTATGGAACAGGATGCTCCACCAGCACCTCCAACGGATGATGCAATGACTCCTGCTGATGATTCAGCATTACCTCCAATGGATGATATGTCAGCACCTCCGGCGGACGACACATCAATGCCACCAGCACCACCAACAGATGACTTAGGTGGAGACATGGGTGGTACGGAAGAAATTGATATTACTGATTTAGTTAATATGACTAAAAGTATTAAAAAAGACATCGAAGACAATAAAAACGACCAAAGTAATGTGGTAGGTCAAATGGATTCAGTTTTTAGTAAATTAGGTGAATTAGAAATGAAACTATCTACTATGGATTCGGTGATTGCAAAAATCGAAGAATTAGGTTCTAAAATTGAAGGTATCAAAGAACCGACAGCACAAGAAAGACTTGAGATGCGTTCTTTAGATTCTTATCCATTTAACCAAAACCCACAACAATTCTTCGCAGCAAAACAAGGAGAAATGAGACAAAGTGGTAAAAATGAGTATGTTTTAACAAAACAAGACGTTCAAGACTATTCAAACGATACAATAAGATCATCATTTAACCCGGAATTAGAACAAGATGAATATAGCTACTAATGTAAACTTCTTATTAGGTTTACAATTACAAATGAAAATCAACCATTGGCAAACTAAAGGTTATGCTAGACATAATGCGTTTGGTGGATTTTACGATGTATTAGGTGGTTTAATCGATATGTTTGTAGAAGCAGCAATGGGAAAATACGGTAGATTCGTTTTAGACGAAGAAACTAAAAATATTCAATTAAATAATCTTTCCGATATTGATATGAAAGGATTAATAACCACAGTAAGAAGTGCCTTTGTTCAAATGGAATTGGACTCTTCTGATACCGATTTATTAAATATACGTGATGAAATGTTAGGTGAATTAAATAAATTAAGTTACTTATTAACTTTAGAATAAAATAATTAAGAAAAATGATTTCAGGTTCATTCGCAACAACAGGTTCAACACAAACAAGAACCACACTTTCATACATTAACGATTTAGTTACAGGTGCAACTGCACAAGGACTTTATCGTATTGTGGTACCAAATCAATATATGGATGATAATATGGCTAACGTATTAAGACGTACATATGGATACCAAGTTCAATCAAGAACATCTTTAATGGGTACTTTTGATGATTATATCATATCATGGGCTCCACCGATGCCGACTGCAACACCTGCACCGACAGCGTACCCAACTGCAACACCAACTCAGACGCCTAACCCTACACCTAACCCAACCGAAACGAATTACCCGACACCTAATCCTACATCAACACCTAACCCAAGTGCGACCCCTAACCCAACGGCGTCACCAGCACCAACTGCGAACCCAACGGCAACACCTGCGGCACCTACACCAACACCTACAGCAACCTCACTCTATCAATCGTATAACTATAGCATCAGTGCTACCGATATAGCGGCGGCAACAGGTAATACAGGTCCAAACGCTGCATATAACAATAAAGTTGTTGTTGTGGTAACAAATGGTTATAACTGTGGAAACACAACAGTTCGTAACTTTACATACTCATTTGATGCTGCAGGACCTTCATACGTATCATGGTTGATTTCATTAAAAACCGACGTACCTGTTTTAGGATATTATAAAGATAATGTCTTAGTAACTACAGGTCTTGTTTCAACTCAAACAGCGAATCCTTCGGTTCCTTGTTAAGAACAAAAAATATTTTAAAAATAATTTAACCCGGATTTCCAAATTCGGGTTTTTTTATGTATCTTTTTTCTATAACTGATTTTATAACTTAAATTTAACTATTATGTCAACATTCGACGCGGTACTGGCACAGTACGAGAAAAGCAAAAACGCCACAAGTGGCAACGCTAACAAATTTAACCAAGAAGACAGAATGAAGAAATACTTCACAACTGTACTTCCTAAAGGTTCTAAAGGTGAGGAGAGACGAATTCGTATTCTTCCTACTCCAGATGGTTCCTCTCCATTCAAAGAGGTTTACTTCCACGAGATTCAAGTAGACGGGAAGTGGGTGAAATTATATGACCCAAAACAAGAAGGAAAACGTTCACCATTGAACGAAGTTAAAGAAGGTTTAGAGATGACAGGTGTCGACGCTGACCGTGAATTAGCTCGTCAATACCGTTCACGTAAATTCTACATTGTAAAGGTTATTGACCGTGACCACGAACAAGACGGTCCAAAATTTTGGAGATTTAAACACAATGCAAAACAAGATGGTATCTTGGACAAAATCTTCCCAATTTTCCAAAAGAAAGGTGATGTTACTAATCCTGAAAACGGACGTGATTTAACTTTATTCTTAACCTTAACTAAATCAGGTACAGGTAAAGAATACACAACGATTAATTCAATTATCCCTGAAGACGCGTCACCTCTTAATACTGATGAGGCGGTTGCTAAAGTTTGGTTAGATGATGAATTAACATGGTCTGATGTATATTCTAAAAAACCTGAAGAATATCTTGAAATGGTTGCAAGAGGTGAAGCTCCTCGTTGGGATTCTGAAACCAAAAAGTGGGTTTCAAACGCTCAAGGTGAAGAACTATTGGCATCACCAAAAGTATCTACTCCTGTGGTTGACCCACAAGAAGAAGATGATACGGATTCAGATTTACCGTTCTAATTAATTCACGGGGTGGTGAAATATCCACCCCATTTTTAAAAACAAAAACATGGCAGGTATTAAAAAAACAGATTTTTCTTCTATTAAGAAGAAGTTCTCGAAAGAGGCCGAGTATAAACCAGACCGTTTTTTCGATTTGGGAGATGCCTTCTTAGATGCTTGTGGAATTCCAGGTCCTGCAATGGGTCACATCAATATGTTGTTAGGACATAGTGATACAGGAAAAACCACGGCACTTGTGAAGTCAGCGGTAGATGCTCAAAAGAAAGGTATCGTTCCTGTGTTTATTATCACAGAACAAAAATGGAGTTGGGACCATGCTGAATTAATGGGATTCGATAAAGACGGAGATTATCTTTTCAATAGTGACTTTGAATACATTGAACAAATTACAGATTATATCAATGAATTATTAGACGCACAAGAGAAAGGGGATTTACCTCACGATTTATTAATCCTATGGGATTCTGTAGGTTCGGTTCCATGTAAAATGACTTATGATGGTAAAGGTGGTAAACAACACAACGCATCAGTTTTAGCAGATAAGATTGGTATGGGACTTAACCAACGTATTTCAGGCTCAAGAAGAACTGATAAACCTCATACGAACACATTAATCATTGTTAATCAACCTTGGGTAGAATTACCTGACAATCCTTTCGGACAACCGAAGATTAAAGCAAAAGGTGGTGAAGCAATTTGGTTAAACTCAAGTATTGTATTTTTATTTGGTAATCAAAAAGGAGCAGGTACAACTAAAATCTCAATCACTAAAGATAAGAGAAAAGTTAAAATTGCAACAAGAACTAAAATCTCTATCATGAAAAACCATATCAATGGTTTAGGATATGAAGATGGACGTATCTTGGTTACATCACACGGATTTATGCCTGGTAGAGAAGATGGAGAAGAAAAGAAATCTATCGAAGAGTATAAAAAAGAAAGTGGTGATTACATCAGTAAGATGTTAGGTGTTAACGTTACAGACATCACAGATGTGGAAGTTGTAACTGAAGAAGAGTAATTCTATAATATAAATGAATAAATGTCTGTTTTACTAGTTGATGGCGATAATTTACTTACGATTGGTTTCTATGGCCTTAAGAATCACTTCTATAAGGGAAAGCACTTTGGAGCATTGTATCATTTTATTAATACTCTTAGAAGATCGTTTGAAACATACCATTTAGACAAGATAGTTGTTTTTTGGGATGGTGAAAATGGGTCTCAACCAAGAAAACAGATATATCATTTATATAAAGAAAATAGAAAATCTCGTTTACGAACTGACGAAGAAATTAATTCATATAATTCTCAAAGACAAAGAGTTAAACAGTATTTGGAAGAATTATATGTGAGACAAGGAGAATATCCTTTATGTGAAACAGATGACTGCATCGCATACTACACTCAAAATTCACCAAACGAAAAAAAGATTGTTTATTCAGGCGATGGAGATTTAACACAACTCGTTTCTGAAACCACACAAATTTACAATCCTTCACATCAGAAACTTTACAAGGTAAATGATACTATAACGTATAGTCATGAAGACATTCTAATTGAAAATGTCACATTGGTTAAAATGTTATGTGGTGACCCTTCCGACAACATATCAGGAATTAAAAATATGGGAATCAAAAGACTCCTATCATTATTTCCTGAGGTTAGAGAAAGAAAGGTGACTTTGGAAGAAGTAAAAGAAAAAACTAATCTTTTATTCGAAGAGGATAGACACAATTGGTTATTGAAAAATATACTAACA